GACGGACATTGGAGGAAATTCAGCATATACGAGCGGCGACATCAAAATGCGGGAAAGTGTGGTCTAAGGGCCTGCCCGTGTTTCAGGACTTCTATGAGCTATTGAGTTGTGAACCTCCCCGCGGGAAAAGCAACTTTTATGGCGACTTTAAGCATAGTGGCACTATGTGGCAGGCCAAAGGCTGTGTTAGTGGCACAGACCACATCACAGATGAGGCCCGCAATAGTTTTCACAAGGCTTTTGGTATATCCGGCTCAGAGCAGGAGTTGGTTGAGGGTTTCTACAGAGGGTTACCTAAAACTATATATTCAGCGCCCCAGGATGCTCTTGTTTATGATCCTACAATACCAGCAAACATCTATCCATTGTTCGTGAGTGAGTCGTTGTGTGAAATAGTATTTAATAAGTAACATGGCCAATAAACAGAAAGGGAAGAAGGGTAAGAATGGGCAGGGACCTGTGAGGCGTCGAAGAAACCGTCGTGGTAGAGCAGGTGGGATGAATGGTGAGGGAATCCCCGCAGTCATGTCTGAGTATGATCATATGATTCGTGATCCCTGTGCAGCCCCCATGACCAAAGCCCCCTATGCAGGTGGTGTTTCTGGATATGTCGCTAGGTTTACTGCATCTGTGATTCCACCTTTGACAGCACCATCTGGAGTAGTTGGTTCTGCCACAAAGTGTAGTTTTGCAGCATGCTTTCAGCCGTCGTCATTTCCAGGATGGCTTTTGGGTGGTACCTCAGGAGGAGTTAACACTTCTTTTACTCAGCTTAGTGTTGCGGGTACTTTTCTTTCCAACTCTGCTGTTAAGGAGTTCCGACCGTTGGCTGCTTGTTTGAAGTGGGTCCCTAATGGTGCTATACAAACGCGATCCGGGTTGATATCCATGGGTTATTCCCAGGTTCTACCCAAGAGCGTGGGTGCCACGGGTACTACCGCTGATATTCAAAATTTTGCCAATAATGGTCTTGAGAGAGCTACAAATGGCAGTACGCACCACGAAGTGCGATTTCTCCCCGCTCCCAATGATGAGAACTTTAATGCTGTCACCCCTACGTTGTTCAGTAATGCAGGCACACAGTTTTGTGTTGGTTTGGATGTTGATTCAACGTACACTGCCGCCACGGTAGTACAGCCTAATGGCATTTTAGAGTTCACTGTAATAGTTGAATGGGTGCCAGAAGGTGGTCAAGGGTTGTCCGTTGCCCCTGAATGCACTTTACCCTTTACATCACAAATGTATCAGTCGACTATCCCTGATGTTGGCTCCTTCTTGCTTAATGGTGTACGCAATGCTGCAACTACGGTTGGTTATGGTCTCGCAAGAGGGGCCACACAATCGTTTTTGAATAGTGTTGCCACATTGGGTACTGTGAGGAGATACAACGCTGGGTTTGCGCTGACTACGTGATAGCCATGATTGACGGAGCCCAGTCATTAAACCGGCGAATATGTGTTGACAGTGACTTGTTGTGATGGAACATGGTAGGTGGTCGGTCGGAGGATGAAGCTCTAGCTTTAGTGACGCCCTTGAGCAAGGCTACTTGGGGTGAGTGCGTGCATGCATGCGCTTATAAAGGTTGAACCCTGTCACAACAGTGGGGTGGAGTAATCGCGGCCAAGGGAGAGTCTTTCGTGGAGACTTTAAAGACCACGCGGGAAGGATAG